TTTCGGTTCTCTCTGGATAATCTAGGTTAGCAACCTATGAACCAGTTTAATGGATTACATTCCTTAGAATGTAATACTTAAATTTGTTTGTAAATAGTAGTTTTACTGCTTTGTACAATAGTACATTGTAAAACGGGTGGTACCCTATGGTCTGCCGTCCCTCTCACGAGGAACCGCGGAATAGGGCCTTTTCCTTATACAAGCTTCTGACCCAATAATTTATTTTATTGAGTTGGACTTGGGATAAGAGTAGTTTCCAATAAAATGGAGGACCTTTGTACTAATAAAGTGGTACAATGATTACTCTTATTCGACCCAACATCTACTATATAATTAAATAATGAAAAAAAACAATAATATTATTAATAATAATAAAAATAATTTCTTTTCAAATATGAAACTATATACAGATGTCTATAAGGCAGGTTCTATGATCTCACTATCAAATGAAAAACATTTGATGTTAGTGCTTAAAAATATAGGATGACGAATAGTTACCCTATCTTTATTAAGTACTAAGGAGACTTCCCGATTTAGAATGCTACACAATTTCGGAGTTTTTATTCTTAAAATGAATAAAAACCACGGTCCTGTGTACACTGTTAAATACTTGAAAGCATGTCAACTTGCTATTCAGAAAAAGTTAGCAGGTCAACCTTTCTCATCTATGAGAGAGATTGAACCCGACTATAACTTCCCGAGGCTATCCAAATCTGGACTCCCTTCTGTTATTAAAACAACAGATAGAGCTTCAATTTGTAATAATAGTTTTAGGATTATAAGGTTATATCTTTCTTTATTTTCTATTTATAGAATTATAAAAATTGATTTTACCCCAAAACTTAAAACTATTACTGATAGCTTCACTGGATCTAACATCCATCTTAAAGATTTTAATATTTGACTTGAACGTAATTCTAAGCCAATATTACAAAAATTTTCAAGATTCGATGTTAAGGATTTGACTTCGTATAAGATTCTTCCTATACTAAAGTCATCTCCACAAGGAACCAGAAGTTATACTCACTTGATAGGTTCTTATATGGGACTTAAAAATAGTAATGTTTTTAATTCCATTAAGAAATATCTTGAGTTAACTAATTCTTCAAACATCCTTACTCTCTTTAGAAACATTGAATATATCATGGATAGATTCTCTGTTACTTCAAAGAGTTCGGATTTATCAATAGGAAAACTTTCTTTTAAAGAGGAAGCAGCGGGAAAACTTAGGGTTTTTGCAATGGTTGATATAATAACTCAATCCATTCTCCAACCTTTACATCTTTCTCTGTTTTCTCTTTTTAAGAAAATCCCTAATGATTGTACCCATGATCAAGATCGAGGTTTCAAATTAGCTCAGAGTTTATCTCTTAAGTATAATTGTTCCTACGGTTTTGATCTATCTGCTGCTACTGACAGACTTCCTATATCATCTCAAGAGTCCATTCTAAATTCTCTATTTGGAATTGGTACTCTATGATCAGATATATTGGTTAATAGAGATTATAAAATAATTTCTAATAACTATGGAATTCCTACAGGTAACATCAGGTATTCAGTGGGTCAACCTATGG